GGGCGGCATCTCCGTGACGAAGATCTCAGTCGCGTTCACGCACTTCAAATGATCAGCAGATATGCTGGCCATAAAGAAGCGCCTCCAGAACTATCGCGATCGTGTTGATCACAGCCACGATCACTGTTGTGTCCTTTCGGGACACTCCAGTGCGCGGGGCGTGATCATAGCGACGTCGACCACCAAGTTGCCTTGGTGGACGACGATGTTCAGCAAGAGGATCTCGTTTTTCAACGGATCCGGAAGCTGAATCATCTCGCGATGGCGACCCGCGATCACCAGGCACGAGGGCATTACAGCAAGTCCGTTAGGACTCGCCGCCCAAGAGCTTGTTGATCAGCGCGTCCGAAGTGCCCGTATACAGGGTCTTGAACCCCGTATACAGGTACATCGCCTCGGTATTCGAGAAGCCGGCAGTGGGAAGGTCAAACACGATGTAAATTCCCATCGAAAGTTTGACGTTCTCCACCGGCTTAAACGGATCCGGGGCGACCTTCGACTGGTCGACTCGCAGCATCCTGCGCGTACGGCGGCCATACTGATGGCTCGCCGTAAGTTGCAGGAGACCGTCTGCGCTAGTGTACTTCGCGCTGTCCCCGTCCGTTTCCGTACGGGGCAGAGGCGAAGTCACCGCATTGACGGTGATTGACTGTGGGTCGGTGAACGACAAGAGCATCACTCCTAGAGACTCTTAGAGTCTCCTAGTGGCGTTTAGACACGAGCAACAACTACGTTACTTAATCTTGGTTAGACCAAGAGCAGTAACGATGGCCTTCTGACGCAGGCTCAACGCCGCGTCAGACATGCCGAACCCATAAGGGTGAGCCTGTTGACGTTGTTTGACTTCATTAGTCATAACAACATCATAGGGCCGTGGTCCAACGGTACGATAACCGGTGGGACCCACGAAGGTGTATCGATACGTAGCGATGGAATGTTCCATCATGTATCCATACGCCAACACCTGGCTATCGATGGCCCAATCCGTCCAGTTCTGAAGAACTTCAGACGTATTGGAAAACCAATCGAAAGCCCAGCTCCAAGGAGCAAGGTTCCAGATAACATC